ATTACCACCATTACCGCCGACACCTGCCGAACCATTACCACCGACTGCACTCGCTCCACCACCGCCACCTGCTCCACGAGTTCCACCAGTTGCGGAAAGTCCACCAGCACTACCTTGATTAGCAGTTCCAGTTGTGGCGCCGCCACCACTAGCATCACCACGACCACCTCCCGAACCACCAGAGTTACCAACAGAGCCATACGAACCACCACCACCGCCACCCGATGCCGTAATCGTTGAAAATACTGAGTTTTCCCCAGATGGAGCGTAAACGCCATCTGAGTTAACTCCAGCACCGCCAGCACCCACAGTTACTGTATAGTTAGTTCCTCGGTTAATATTATTTAAAGTACTTTCTGCTGTTGAGTTTGCTCCAGAAGTTGTCGTAGTTGTACGATAACCTCCAGCACCTCCTCCGCCACCAGAACGACCTCCTCCGCCACCGCCAGCAATAACTAAGTAATCAACACTAATAAAATTAGGCACGGTTGCAGAGTTAGATGCAGAGGATTCAGCATCTCCGTTTGCGTTAGTTGCTTTTACTTTAAAAGTATAAGCAGAACCAGCAGTTAATTGACCTAAGGTAAATGTATATGAAGTGCTTGAAGTTGTTGCTGCCGTACGAGAAGTTTGAGCAGTTGTTCCATTTAGGTATGGAGTAATTGTAATTGCTGAAAGAGCCTTGCCACCGTTACTGCCGTTAGTCCAAGTTACCGTAACTTCATTTGCAGATGTTGAAGCAGTAGCAGTTCCAATAGTTGGAGCCTGTGGTCTTGTAGTAGCAGTTACCGCTGCTGCATTTGGAGTATTTACAGTAGTTCCAAAATTGTTTTGTGCATTACCGTAAACCGTATAAGAAGTTCCGGGAGTTAAACCAGTAAGCGTTACTGTTGTAGATGAACTAGATGCACTAAATCCACCAGCAGTTGTGAAAGCATTGTATTGGCTAGGAGTTCCACCACCAACTCCGGGGGTAAATACAACAGATAATTTTCCAGCAGTTGCTGTATAAGCATCACCTGTTGAAGCATCCGTTGGTGTTGCAATGGATGGAGTAGATGGGGGTGCAGATACTGCAACCCAAGTAGTTCCATTGTAAATTTCAAGGATTTCTAATTGACCGTTATAGTATGTATCGCCAATTACTGGATTAGATGGGCGAGCAGCAGTATTACCTGATGGTATGCCACTTTTAGAGGGGTATTGTTGGAAGGTCATTAGGCGATCTCCACTCCGCTAATATGGATCGTTACAGCAGTAGTTGAAGCAAAACCAGTAATAGTCTTTGCTGGGTTAGCAGCAGGTATAACCTGCTTCATATCAAAGCCAACTACAGAGTTGGCGGCAAGGCTAACTGCCGGAACAGCTACTACACCATCAAGGGCAATGGTTGCAGTTGATGCTGAAGTTGCTGCATTAGCTAACACGATGTTGGTTACTACCGCAGTCGTGCTTGTATTTGGTGATGTATAGAGGGTTGTACTAGAAGTAGCTGCTGCTGTTCTAGCCAACACTTTTGAAGTTACAGCCATGAGTTACTGTTACCTTTCTTTCTTAGTAGATATCCATTAGATCAACAACAATTCTTTCATTATCATATGCCGAAGCAATGTCAATGATAGGTGTTGATCCACCGGTTGAGGTTATTCTGTTTGCTGTACCGGCAACTGATGCCACAGCAGATGTTGCAGATATTGCAATCCAAGCACTACCACTCCATGCATACATGGTTGATAGTGGTGTATTCCAATAGGTTGCACCGACAATGAGGGCATCTCCATCGTTATCTAAAGTTGGTGCAGTTGACTTAGCACCAAGGTATCGATCATCGAAGGAGTCATATGAGGCAGCAGCAGCCGATGCCGAGTTAGCAGCAGATGTTGCAGAAGTTTGTGCTGAAGATGCACTTGTAGAAGCAGAAGAAGCTGATGTGGAAGCAGAGGTAGCAGATGTTGCTGCTGCTGAAGCTGAGTTAGCTGCTGAAGTTGCAGAGGTTGCAGCAGATGAAGTAGATCCAAACAGAGTATCAATGTATGACTTATTAACTGCATCGCTAGATGCGGTAGGTGTTCCAAGATTAGTAACCTTGTTATTACCCATTGACAAAGCACCGGTCATTGAATCGCCGGCTTTAGAAACCTTGGTAGCAATACTGTTGGTTACTGTGGTTGAGAAGCTTGCATCATCATTGATAGCAGCAGCAAGCTCATTAAGAGTATCTAAAGCACCCGGAGCTGCATCGACAAGGTTTGATACTTGAGTATCTACATAAGCTTTGGTTGCTGCATCTGTGTTAGCAGAAGGTGTAGCAAGACCAGTTACCTTAAATCCACCAGCAGCAAGATCAGAACCCAAGGTTCCGCTTGTGATGGTTTTAGATGTAAGAGTAGAAGCAACTCCATCAAGAGTTACGGTACCAGTAGCATCTGGGAAGGTAATAGTTCTATCGGCTGTAGGATTTGTGACTGTAAGAGTAGTCTCATTAGTATCAGCAGAAGATCCTTCAAATACGATACTTGAATCATTTAGGGTTAGACCTGTAACAATAGGACTTGTGATTGTCTTGTTTGTAAGAGTCTCACCACCTGTAAGGGTTACGAAATTGTCATCAGATAGGGCTGTATTAAACTGAGCTACAGTACCTGAAAGGGTGTTATCTGTAAGATTTATTGTCTTACCAGTTAGAGTCTCTGATCCAGCAAGAGTAGCAAAGTCTGCATCTGACATAGCAGAGTTGAACTGAGCCTTGGTTCCTGTAACAGTATTAGATCCAAGACTAATGGTTTTATTAGTTAAGGTTTGAGATCCACTAATTGTAGTTAAATTAACGCCAGCAGCTTGAACTGTTCCTGATCCTTTAGGAACAATATTAACTGAGATATTAGTATCTCCACCAGTAGCTGCAAGGCTTGGGTTATTACCAGTAGCAGCGTTAGTTACTGTGAACTCATTGACCGCAGATGTTGTCTTATTAAATACAATCTGTTCATTACCACTATCATCAGCAATGAAGCCACCATTAACAAACTTTGGTGCAGTAAGAGTCTTGGCACTTAGAGTCTGAGTATCTGTAGTTCCGACAATAGTTCCAGATACACCATGAACACCTGTAGTTGTTGGGCTTGCTGTTGATCCAAGGTGAGATGAGAAGTCTGTAAAGTCTTGAGCAGATACAACATGTCTAACCGTGGCACCGGCTGAATGGGTTACATTCGTTGTATTATCATCACCACGAACAACGGTGAGACTTGTTCCGCCACCACTAGCCGTTACTTTAACAATCTCTTCTTTATTGGTATCTGGATCAATGACCAAAGAATATGGATAGCTGGTAGGAAAACCAGTCACCAAATCTAAAGTAATATTTGTGGCAACACTACTTATAGAAGAAGATAGTGAAGCCTGTTTTGCTGTGGATGAATAGTGTCTGTTCTGTGCCATTCGTTACCTCTTATAGTGGAGTCGGGGAGGGTATAGATCTCGGAGTGATGCAGCTTCTTGTTGGAGTCGCTGCGTATACAGACCAAGATAGAAACGAGCTGTAGAAGCACCTGAGCCGACCGGCTTCGACTGGTCGAGCATATCCGCTTCTACGCTTTGGAATGGAATCTTTGCTGCATCGCTATTCATAAGCAGACGAGCTATGGTTCCATACATAATTGCATCAACAGAACTTGATGGGAAACCAGTAACAGTTTCATATACATCACTATCTGATGTCAATATGGTAGGTGCTTTGGCAAAAGTAATTTGAACGGTTCTACCCGGATCAATAGAATCAAATATGTTAATAGTTTTACCATTAGGAAATGATGTTGTGTTGGCTACTTTATCTGTGTTATATCTTCTTACATTTAGCCATTCTTTAGTTGATCCAATGGTCTGCCATTTTACATCAAGAACATATTCCATAGCAGCAGGAAGAGAGTAGGTAGTTACAGCAGAGTTAAAGGAGAAAGTGTGTGTTCCTACTGCAAATAGTTCTGGGTAAGAAGCTTGAATTGTGTCATTAATTGTTTGCTTAACAAGACTTCTAGGATAAATAGGTGCAACAATTACTTTTGCATTATTAGCAGCAGTTGCTGCTGTGGTACCACGGAATCCTCTACCCCATGGAGCTATAGTTACAGTTTTTGTGGCGTTATCTACTTTATCTACATAAAGTAATTCATCGCCAATTTCTATAATTCCACGACCAATTTGATTTGTTTCATTGGCTACAAAAGATGTGTCGGATGAAGTGATTCCACCAACTTGATTTATCCAAGTAGCTGTTTCTAATTGAGCTGCACCACTTTGGATATTAAACATTACTTTGTCTATAAGCTGACCAAAGGTAGTTGACATTAGGTAGACCTTGCTCTTAGGGCAGCAGCAGGAGCCTTATCGGTTGTGCCACCTAGTTGATTACATACACCACGAAGATCCTTATAGTCAGGTCTTGTGTTACCAGCTTTGACATTCAAGGCACCAACAACATCAAGGCCGGTTGTGCCGGCAAAAGTGT